TAATGCACAACACCGAATTTTGCCTACCGATATGTATGTTGAAAAACATCATATAATACCAAAAAGTATGGGTGGTGACAATACAAAATTAAATTTAGTACAATTAACAGCAAGAGAGCATTATATATGTCATTTGTTATTGATTAAAATTACATGTGGTAAAGATCAATATAAGATGATACATGCAGCATCATCATTTTTAAGATGGAAAACTACTAATCATGACCGAACATTCAAAACTTCATCAAGGATATATGCATACTTGAAGCAATTGAAAAGTGATAAATTAAAACACGAATGGAAAACTAATTATGAATATAGAACCGCTGCATTGGCTGGATTGATGAAGCTCAAAAATAATGAGGAATTTAAACGCCGTTTATCGATTTACAGAAAAGAATTATGGAAAAATCCTGAATTTTATGAAAAAATGAAAAATAGACCTAAACAATATAAAAAGGTACTAATTAATGGAATTATTTATAATTCACTACAAGATGCTGGGATCTCACATAATATAACAGCTAATAATGTTTGTAAAAGATGCAAAAGTGGTAGTAAAAAATTTCAGAATTGGTCTTATATTTGATTTTTTATGATATGAATACGAATCGTATTCATATCATATATTATGAATTTTTCATGCTATTCATGATCATCGTTATATCGTCTTTCACCAGCTTCAAAATCACCCGAATTGGTACGAGTAAACGATGGGTTAAGTCCATTCATTTCCAAAATATCATCTCTAATATTTTGATTTCTTTTTTCAATATTAATAACTCTAACAAACGAGTTAGTGACCGCTGCTGTAAAATAAGCAAACGGGTTATCGGATTTTGATTCATCGAATTGTAATCCAATTTGGGTCAACTGTAAAATTGCTTGACCTCTCATTTCATCATTGTAAGTATATCCTCTCACGTTTCCACGAGTAGCATATCTTTCACATAATTTTAGCATCATTCTTGCTAATGTATCTGTTATTTTTCCGGCATTTTTATCAAAGTATCCAGTTTCTAAGTCTCCTTTCCAATGACTTTTTCCTACACATACTAAGTTATCATTTTCATCAAATTTCCAATGTTGGAATGGCTTGAAGTTAACTTTTGCTCTTTTATCTGCTTCAGATTTTGGGTTTTTCTTACGCCCGTGTTCCGCTGGGATGTGGTCATAAGACATAATTCTAAATATTAAATCAGTTTTTGGTATTTTTTTATAGTTTATTTCACAGTCGGATAGTTTTATTTTTTCACCTGCTGCTTTTCTAGTAGAATAATCAGTTTCTGACAATCTTTTTGCTTGGTTACGTTTTGCTTCTGCTATTGAACGAACGTTTATCTTATCTAAGCTTGGTAAAATTATATCATATTGGTGATAACTTTTATCAACAAAGCTGCAATATGATGTTTTTGATCTGTGTATCTCTAGTAACATGTCCTTATTGTTAAGATAGTTTTTAGGGGTGGTTGTCATTATATATCCTTATATTCTAGTAAATTATAGCATGATGCGTTGTTTTTGTCAACTAAATAAAGAGATGAAATAGGAAAAAATCATGTCAATTAATTTAGGACAAAGTTTACAATCTAACATATCAACTGCACAAAATGCAATTGGATCGATTGGTTCTGCTGTTAATACAGCACAAAATCTAAAAGCTGCCTTATCATCTTCATATAGTTCTGGTGGTGTTTTAAGTGCAATACGAAGTGTTAACATTCCCGCAGCTGGTGAAGCGATAGGTGATATCATGTCTGCGGTTTCCTCATTTGGTGGTGATGCTAACTCAGATGATTGGCGAGTACGGTTAAGTCTTGCTAGTTGGGTTTCATTTAAGTCTAGTCCTGTCTTAGCACCGCTAAAAGAAGCAGGTGGGTTGATTTTTCCATATACTCCACAGATTACTATAAAAAATTCAGCAACATATACCAGTACATCACCAGTTCATACAAATTACGCATTTAGATCCTATAAAAACAGTGACCCAGGAGCGATACAAATCATTGCTCCAATGAATGTTGAAGATTCAACACAGGCGTTGTATTGGATTGCAGCATTGCATTATTTAAGATCTTTAACTAAGATGTTTACTGGAAATGACCCTAAAGCTGGGAATCCTCCACCGGTTATTTACTTAAATGGATATGGGAATTATGTTTTCAAGAATGTTCCAGTTGTTGTTACTACTATTGATATTCAATTAAATGCAGAATGTGATTACATTGGGTGTAATGTGGTTGGTAGTTTGGCAGGGGAAATCTCTGGAATAGCTGACTCATTAGGAAGTTTATCAGATACATTGGGTGGTAGTATTTCAGGGTTATCTGGTTTAGCCAATAATATTTCAGAAGGATTGGGAATTGTTGGTCAAACTGCAAGTGTTTTAGGTTCGTTGGGAATTGGTGGTACAACAAATGGTGGTGTAACACACGTTCCTACAAAAAGCACATTTACGGTGACATTACAACCAGTTTACAGTAGAGATAGTGCCCGTAAATTTAGTTTAGATAGATTTGTGTCTGGTGGATATTTAAATAATTCAGTGGGGTATATTTAATGACAACTAGATATTCTAATAATAGTCCATGGTATAACACTCAATTGAAACAAAACTATTTGGATACATTAACAATCAGACCAGTAAGTGCAGAAGTTGATGATTTTTTATATACGATTGAAGCGCAATACACTTATAGACCTGATTTATTAGCATTTGATCTATATGGTGATGCTGGATTATGGTGGGTTTTTATTCAGCGAAATTTGGATGTTTTACAAGATCCAGTATTTGATTTCACACCAGGTAAAAACATATACATACCAAAAAACAGTAGTTTAAGAACTGTACTGGGATTATAACATGACAGATATAATAGGTGCAACAACAGCTGGTATATCACTAGCTAAAAAAATATCAGAAATAGTACCAGTTAATGGATTATCATCTATAACTGATATGATATCAGGTGAGTTAAAATCAATTGGCTCTATATTTACAAAAATACCAGAACAGAAATTCCCATTACCAAATCCATTATTTGCATATGCATCATATACATATACTCTTGGTATTGCTGGATTAACTGATGATGACTTACATAATCCAGACACCTCATATCTATCTGGTAAAAGATTACCATTAATATGTAAATCTGCAAATGCGGATCCTTCAAATAGAGTGAATACTCCATATGGTAGATTTGATTTCTTTATTGATGATGTTGAGTTGGAAAGTATAATTGGGTTTATGAAAGGATTTAACACTAATGTAAGTAAAATACGATTTAAAATAACAGAACCATATAGTATGGGATTGTTTATTATAGCAGTACAACAACTTGCTCAAGAGTTAGGACATGACAATTGGCGTGATGCCCCATTTTTATTATCAATCGATTTTAAGGGAAATAAAGAAACTGGGCAAATTGATAGTATTAATGGTACTAGTAAACGAATACCATTTAAATTTACAGATATTACTATGATAGTTAATGAAACTGGTAGTGTTTATACGTGTGAAGCAATGCCTTATAATCAAGCGGCATTAGCCGATAACGTTGCCAAATTTAAAAGTGAAATCTCGATTAAAGGAAAGACAGTACAAGAAATATTACAAACAGGTGAAAAAAGTTTACAAGCGGTTGTTAATCAACGATATAAACAACTAGTTGATCAAAAATTAGTAAGCGTAGCAGATGAAATATTAATATTATTTCCACAAGATGTTTCCTCATCGTCAAATGCTGATTCATCAAAGAAAGAAAATAACTCGTCAGCTGTAACTGATCCTGCCAATAGTTCAGATAGCTCTATATTTAAAAAATTAGGAGTTACTAGAAGCACTGTAAATCAATCACTAGTACAGGATGCGAAAGACTGTAATGTAATAGGAAAAGCAAGTTCTGGGTTTAATGAATATAGAACTGGTACAACTCCTATCGGGAAAGAAAACGCAGTATATGATGAGAAATCAGGTGGGTTTATACGAGCACAGAATACTATTGATGTAAAAGAGAGTGATTTTAAATTTGCACAAAATACTGATATTCCTAATGCAATAAATCAAGTATTATTACAAAGTGATTTTATTAAAGATACATTTAATGCAGCAAATTTAACAGCAGAAGGTTATCGTACATTATGGCGAATTGATGTTCAAACCTATAACTTAGGATCAAAAGAAACTGTCGAACAAGGTGTTAAACCAAAATTATATGTGTATAGAGTAGTCCCATATAATGCTCATGCTGGAAATATGATGCCACCAAATACTAAACCACCTGGATACGATAACCTTAAGAAACAGGTAGTTAAAGAATACAATTACATTTATACAGGAAAAAATGTAGATGTTAAAAATTTTGAAATAAAAATTAATAATGGATTTTGTTCGATAATGGCTGCCGATGGTGGACGAAAATCACAAGATATAAAACAAGCAGCTGAAATGAGTGGGAAATCAGAACAATCATCTGCTAGTTTACTTTTAGGGAAAGGAAATGCACCAAGTAAAGAACTTGGGGTTATTCCGACTATTGTAAATTATATTGGAACAATAACTGGCACTGATAAAAAAGGCGGTGGTGGCGTAGAAACTGAAGCTACTAGAGCTGGTAGATTGTTTATGGATGCAGTAACTCGTGGATTGGATTTAGTAGAATTAGATATGACAATAATTGGAGATCCATATTTCATTGTACAGAGTGGAATGGGTAATTATACATCAAAACCTACGCAATATATGAATTTGAATGCAGATGGTTCTGTTAATTATCAAAATGGGGAAGTAGTAATTAGTGTTAATTTTAGAACACCAATTGATATAAATCAACAATCCGGCATGTATGATTTTGGTGGTAAATCGAAAACAGCGCCAGTTATGCAATATAGTGGAATGTATAAAGTTCAAACTGTAATTAGTACATTTAATGGCGGTGAATTTGTACAAAAATTAAAAGGACAACGAATGCCTCTACAAGAAAGTAAACAGGAATCAACACCAGAACAAACATTTAACACTAGTACCGGATTAACCGGTATGTTAAATGATATTACAAAATTGTGGGATTTTTAATGACAAATCAATCAGATAATAATCATATGTCATCGAGTCAGGGTGAGTCAAAACCAGGCCCATTTCTGGCCAAGGTTATAAGCCATCTTGATTCTACTAATATGGGAATTTTAGAAGTAGAAATACTTAGAGCTGGAGCAGGTAATACGGCATCCGAAGGACAATTACACCAAGTTCAATATATGAGTCCATTTTATGGAGTCACGAGTGAAGCATATACCGCTGCAGATCCGGATGATTATAATAATACACAAAAAAGTTATGGAATGTGGATGATCCCACCAGATCCTGGGTCTACCGTTGTTGTTATTTTCATTGATGGTGATCCAAAACGTGGCTATTGGATTGGATGCGTTATGGACAAAGGCATGAATTTCATGGTTCCAGGGCTTGCTGCAACAGAAAGTGTAGTAGAAACCCAGACTGGACGAGTACCAGTTGCTGAGTATAATAAAAAAATAACGGATAATACAGTAGATGCAACAAAGGTTAAAAAACCAAAACATCCATTGGCTGATGTATTAGCAGCACAAGGATTAATAAAAGATGATATTAGAGGGATAACAACTAGTAGTGCTAGAAGAGAAGCTCCAAGTATGGTTTTTGGAATTAGTACGCCAGGTCCGATTGATAAAAGACCTAATGCTAAACGTGGACCTATTGGAAAGAAAGAACATCAAGTACCAAATGCATTTGTTAGTAGATTAGGTGGTACAACTTTTGTAATGGATGACGGTGATGATAAGTTTCTAAGAAAGAAACCTGCAAGTGCAGCAGGACCAGAGTATGCTGCAATAGAACAAGGTGAAACTGGCGGTGATGTCACAATTCCACATAACGAATTATTTAGAATTAGAACACGAACTGGACATCAAATTTTGATGCATAATAGTGAAGATTTGATTTATATTTCAAATGCTAGTGGTACAACGTGGATTGAATTAACTAGTAATGGAAAAATAGATATCTATGCAGAAGATAGTATTAGTATTCATACTAACGCAGATTTCAATTTTAAAGCAGATCGAGATATTAATTTAGAAGCCGGACGAAATGTTAATATTAAAGCAGCTAACAATATACATACAGAATCTGTTAAAAATACTGATATCATTATTGGGCAAAATGGTAAAATTACAACGGCTGGTAAACTAGATATTAATACAACCAGTAGTAATAAGTTTACATCTGGTACAACTACTGAGTTTAGTTCTGGAGGAGAATATATCATTACTGCATCTAAAATACATCAAAATGGTAAACAAGCAACTGCAGCAGATATTGCATCGACATTGTTAACTCATATTTTACCGACAGAAGATGGTAAAACTTTTGAATCGATTATGCGTAGGGTACCGACACACGAACCGTATCCACAACATGAAAATTTAGATCCTGTAAAATTTTCAACTGAAAATATAAGTCGAAATGTAGATAATCAGTTAACACATCCGACTGAATCTATGAAAGATGCTGCTACACTATGGAAGAAATATACTACATCTACTGATACATTTGCTAAAGTTAAAGGAGCAGACAAATGAGTTCAAATTCTAGATTATATGATAAAATATCATTACCAGCAGTACATAAACCTAATCAATTAACATCAAAGATGTATAAGGGATTTAGTACAGTAAACAATAATACTGAAAATTTTAAGTTGTATGATTTTGAATTAATAAAACAGGATTTATTAAATCATTTTTATACTAGACAAGGTGAACGGTTGATGAACCCAACATTCGGTACAATTATATGGGATTTATTATTTGAACCATTAACCGAGCATGTAAAGAATTTAATATTGCAAAATGTTAATGAAATAATTAATTATGACCCTAGAATACGGGCTGAAAATGTAATAGTTACACAATACGAGAGTGGAATTCAAATTCAATGTTCATTAACGTATATGCCTTATAATATGACACAATCAATGCAGTTAAGATTTGACCA